AAGTAACGTGACGTAGCGCATCGTAGCGAAAGCGTCCCGTCCAAAAATGGATGATACCTTGCTAAACCAGGACATCTCAGACACTCCTTCAGGCATGTATTCATCAGAGACTTAACAAAATAAGAAATCACGTAAATACTCTGCGTTCTGCGGCAATTGTCTTAGTTTCTTGATGGCAGAATAATTTACTTTATTAGCTGCAAAATAGCTATTGTTTTACTGACATAGTAAGCAATATGTGACAACATGATAATTTTTGATGTGCGAAGTTTGAGTAATATCTATACTTTCCAAGGTTCTCCCCGCACTCTTGTTTTTATTTGTGGAAAAGAAAAGAGGTCGTTCCGCACGACCTCTTTCGCTCATTTTTACTCCATTGCGCCTTACTTAGCGTAATCGGTTACTCTGGATTGATAACCTATGTCAAAGTATTGATTTCACTATGTTTCGATGTCGTATATATTTACAAATTAACATTCTGCCCCAATTCTGCCCCAATTGACTAAAGCTCAATGTTGTCCATTTTTTTAATTTCAGTTAATAGTTGGTTTTGTGTGACATGAACATATAAATCCATCGTTGTATTTATATTGCTATGTCCTAATATTCTTTGCAGTGTTTTAGGGTTCATATCTTGTTCTATACATCTAGTGGCAAAAGTATGGCGAAGTGCGTGCATATAACAATGGGGAAATTCTGCTTCATGATTATATTTTCGGTCAAAATTGATATTTTTAATAATTCTCACCATCATCATTCGCAACGTAGACGCACCAACCGGATTGCCGTTACGAGTGGTAAAAACCAATGGATCCCATTCTGTGCTCCAATTCGTGCTTTTTGCTCGCAATTTTTGTTGCAAGGCTCGTTGATTCTCCAGTATTTTCACAGCTCCCATTGTCAGTGGTATTGTCCGTATACTGTTTTTAGTTTTCGGAGAGCCAAAATA